AAATGAAATATTACCAATAAAATGTTTTGCAAAAGTGGTAGATGATGGATTAAATAAATGTATATATCCTGATCCACATTGGTCATTATCTGCACCTATATTTGTACTAAGTGTTTGAAATCCTGTGCCTTGTGCTAAATCATAATAAGTCATATATCCTAAAGCAGGACTATGAGCATCTGATTCGTAATGATACGCAGAGAAATATGTAGTCGTTTTTGTAACATTGTAGTTACTTCCAGTATCTGCACTTCCATTAAATTGAAGTTGTACATCTGAATCACTAGATGGGTGAATATTATTTAATGTAATTAAGTATTCTTTGTAAGTATTATCTAAAGTAACTCCACTAGAGCCATCAACAAAAGATAAAGTAGAAGAACTAGAAGCTGTTAATTTTTTAATTAATTGTATAGTTCCTAATCCAGTAATACTACCAATAGCAGTTGCGTCTTTTACACCTCTATTATTTAGTTTTACAATACTCATTAGCTATCCTTTATTCCATATAGTTTTATTGTGCCAGAATCTATATTTCCTGAATTCATTTTAAATTGAATAGCATCTACTGCACTTGTAGTATTACCATATCCAGCTATATAATTTGCATTTGATCTTGAGTTTACTGCACCACTTAAATAAAGTTCATTTGTTGTTGCTATAAAATGTTTTACAAAAGTTGTGCTTGATGGATTAAATAAATGTAATGTTCCAGATAAAGAAGCATCACTATCTGCACCTTGATCTGTTGCTAATTGTTGAAGTCCTGTTCCTTGTGCTAAATCTCCACCACCATGATAAGACAATCCAGCACTTCCACCACTTTCATAATTATAAGCAAGAAAAAAAGTTGATGTTTTTGCTACATTATAATTACTTCCACTATCTACACTCAAGTTAAAACCAAATTCTTTTCCTTCTGTTTGTGGGTGTATATTAATAAACTTAAAAACATAAATAGGATATGTACTATCCAAAACAACACCTGAACTTCCATCTACGAATGACAATGTAGAACTAGAACTAGCAGTTAAAGTTTTAATAGGTACTAAAGCACCACTAGGCATTGAAGCCACAGAAGTAACAGCACTTATGCTATTGTTGTTATATTTAACTAATGCCATATAATTTTATTACTCCACTATCTATGTTGCCTGATGCAAAAGAAAATTGAACTCCATCTATTGCACTTGTTGTATTGCAATAACCAGCAACAAAAGTATCTATTGAATAATCACTTCCATTATAAGAATTACTTCTCATTATATAATGTTTTACAAAAGTAGTTGATGATGGTGCGAATAATTGTAAAGTTCCAGCACAAGATTCATCATTTGCATTACCAATAGCATTTCCTATAATTTGAATACCAGTTGATTGTGCATTATCTCTAGCTGTAACATATTCTAAACTTGTACTATCACTTTCAGTGTGATACGCTTGAAAGTAAGTTGATGTTTTTACTGCATCATAATCTGTTCCACCATCTCTAAAATTTACTTGAAAATTTTTTTCATTTTCAGATGGGTGTATATCATAAAACTTAAACACATACTCATCATAGGTGCTATCAATACCAGATGTAAAAGATATTGTAGATGAACTAGATGCAGTTTGTGTAGAGATTAAAGTCATACCACCACCACTTATAGAAGCTGGTAAAGATGTTATTGCTGATAAGGAGTTGTTGTTAGCAAAAAGTAGAGCCATTTAAACTCCTATGGTTTTTCTGGAAACTCAACAGCTTCAACTTGTTCAACTGTTGTTAATCCATTAGTTATATCTCTTAAATCTTGTCTATATTGAGTTTGCTCTGCTGTCATAGTTTTATCAGATGCACCCCACCAATCACTATCTGCTAAAAGTTTATTTCTTTGTAATCTTAATGTTTTTATAGCAACATCAAATTGATTTATAGTTATTTGTGATGATTGAAATTCTGTAATTTCATCAGCAGTCATTTGTATTTCAATACCATTAATATTTTTTTTCATAATTATTTTAATCCATAAAGTTTAAAGTTACCTTTAGCAATATTTCCACTATCCATATAAAATTTAACTCCTGATAATGCACTTGTGTTAGCTTCATATACACCTGTGCCAACATAACCTCTTAATAATCTTGTTAGAACTGAACCTCTATTTTGATTTGTCCAAAACATAGCTTTATTTTGTGTGGTAGATAAAGGATTAAACAAAGTTAAATCAACAGAATTAGTTAAAGTTGAAGTGTTAGACATTTCTGAAGTAATTAACATATAATCTTGAGTGATTGCATTTTGTTCAGTAGCAGCAGAACTATCTCCAGAACTGTGTGCTAACATATCTCCAATTATATAACCATAATTAGACGATGTTTCAGCAGAACTTGAAACTAAATACCTTGCTCTTAATCTTGCAGCATTTGTTACAGGCAATAAACCAGAAATAATAATTTTATAATTTTTATATGTAGATGAAAATAATCCATCAAATTCAGCTTCAGCAGTAGAACTTGTAATATCTACTGTGCTTAATAAAACATAATCAGAACTAACTGCATTCCAAGTTAAAACTCCTGACCCATTAGTTGTTAAAACTTCTCCATTATCGCCATCATCATTTGGAAAAGTTAAAGTGTATGAAGCACTTGCACTATGAGGTGGAGATTTTAATTTAATTCCATGTGAATTTTGAGAACAGTTTAATTGTAAAGTACCATCAGTAGTACCATCGCCTTTTATTTGTAATCCAGCAGCACTTGAAGTTGATACAAAATTTGTTTTAGCTTGTGTGACAGTAGCATCAGATGGAGTTCCTATGTCTAAAGTATTTCCAAGAACAATTACAAAGTCAATAACATCGCCTGTTGCTAAATTAGATGCAAATGTAAGTGTGCTTCCTGATACTGTAAATGAAGTTGTTGGTGCTTGAAGAATACCATTAAGTGAAACTAAAAACTGATTGACATTTTCATAATCTGTAAAAGCAGAGCCACCATTATTCATAGTATAACCAGCTTGACCATTAACTACACTAATTGCATCTAGTTTTACAAAGTTTCCTGTGATTGGTGTTTTTCCTATATATGCCATTTATACTCCTATAAGTGCTTGAATTTCGTCATCATTTAAACCCAAGTCTTTTAATTTCAATTTTCCTGATGCTTTATTATTTACAATATTTTGTTTTTCTTGTTCTATTATTGTTAATTGAGATTTAATATCTTCTTTTGATATTGGAGTAGTATTTTCTATCCATTCAATATTACATAAATCTACATCATTAAAATTTTTTTTATTAGCACTAATTCTAAATTTAGCATTAGAATTTATTTGTAAAATTGCTTTATCTATCATTATGCACCTACCTCAAATAATGTAATAACACTGTCACTACCTTTTGTATTTACTCTAAAACTATCTCCTGAATCAGCACTTTTTCCATAAAGAGCATAAGTAGTAGCACTTGTTGTTGATGGACTATCTAAAAAAGTTAAAGTACATTGAACTTCTGTATCAGCAGAAGCATTGTCATCATGTAAAATTGTAAATCCATTAGTATTTAGATTGGTTGATCCTCTGTATAATGTAAATGTTGTATTAGCTGTTCCTGATGATCTTCCATTAAAAGAAAACATCATAAAAACTTTTGAAGATGTTGATGATGGAGTTATTGCTAATGAATGAGAAGTGACAGCAGTATAAGAAGTTGCATTTGAACTATAAGTTTGATCTATCACACCACTTGACACTACTTGTAAAATTTTTCCACCACCACCAACTAAACTTGCATCAATTCTTTTTAAAGTTCCAGCATCACTAATTAAAAATTCATCTGTGTCTGCTGGTGCTTCTGCTAATGCTGTTTCTCCTGAAATAATATCTTGTGCTAATTTAGAATTTGTAATTAACCCATCTTCTAAATCAGAAGAACTTACAGGTTTGTTTGCTGGTGCTTGTCCTATGTAAGCCATTAATTACTCCTATGTTATTTCTAGGATTGATAATGTTGCGTCTATCTTTGCTGTAACTGAACAATCTATTTTAATAATATCAGTTGCTTGAACAACAACTTTACCACCTGTTAAAAGTTCTAAAGATGACCCAGCTGGAATACTGACATCTTTAATTAATAAAACTGTTTCGTTTGTTTCTGTATCTGATGTGTCTGATACTAATTGAACATCTGCAGTTACAGCTGAAGTGTGAATATTACAAAGTGTTAATCCAATAACTACTGTTGTTGTAGATGATGGAACTGTGTAAAGAGTTAGTGGAGTTCCAGCACTTGCTGGCATCGCACCATTCGTTTTTACCTTAAAAGTATTTGCCATCTGTTTCTCCTTATCCTAAAGCTATTGCTAGTGGTAAAGCATTTGGGTCTGTTTCAGCTATTGTTCCTGTTACTGACATTGTGCTTGTTACTGCATTACTTGAAATATTTACTTGTAATAGTTCTATATTATCTGTGCCATCATTCAACTTTAATTTTAAAACTCCTGATGTACCAGAGTCTATCCAAAGTGTGCCTTGTGCTGCTGTACTTGGTGCAGATGCACCTAATTGAGTTGTATTAATTGCAGTTAATACATTGTTAATATCTGCTCTTACAGTTGGGAATGATGCGTTTGCTATGTTAAAATCGTGTTGTGCCATAATTTCTTATACTCCTTTTAAAACCCTTTTGCAATAAAATCAAATGTTCTTGATACATTTGTTCCACTAGAATTTTTGAACAATACATCAAAGCCATTGACAGTTTTGTTTGATACAGTAAAAAAATCTCCAGTTGCCATATTTTCTGCTGTAATTCCTACTGCATAATTAACAGATTTGTATGGGTTTGTAAATGTTACAGTTTTAGTTCCAGCACCTGAACTTATATTATTAGCACTAAATATTCTGTCAGGCATATCTATTGTAACTGTTACTTCTGATACAACAGGAGTAGAAGCTAAATCTCTTGAAATTAAAACAACTCTAAATTTAAAAAATCTAGCTGTGTAATCTCCAATTACAAATGTTTGAAAAGCTGTATATGTAGAATTATCATCAGAGGTTGCTATTTCTAAATGTGCATTTGCATTAGCTGGTGTATCTCCATCAAAGTTAGAAGAAGAAGAATCAAATAATCCTGTTCTATTATCAAATAAATCGTCAGGATTGTCAGAAGATTGTGATAAAGTAGCTGTAATTCTAGCTGTATGTTTAGCACCTATATCTATTACATCTGCAAATAAATAATTACCACTTGCAAAAAAATCAGCATTGGCAACACCTGAATCAAAGAATCTTGTAGTTTCATCATCAAAATCTCCACTAGCTGCATCAAATAATTCTGATGAATCTAATCTAATTGTATTATCAGAAATAAGTGTATTTGTTAATGTTCCAGTAAAATTAGGGTGTTCTGATTGATTTGCTACTGCATTAAAATTTAATACAGATGTTACATTAGAAATAACAGCAGTTGCATTAGAACTAAAGTTTCCTAATTTATCTACTGCTTTAATAAGATAAGTTCCTTGTCTAGCTGGTACAGAAATAGATGTTGCTGGTCTTGATATTTTTTCTACTAAAGCTACCGAGTTTTCCCAACTTGCACTACCATCAGTTTCTTTACTAAATCTTAAATTATAAAATGCTAAATCTAAATCAGATATTTGTTCCCAACCTAAATGTGCTTCTTGTCCTACAATATTACAAGAAAAATCTGTTACATCACTAGGTGGCTCAATAGCACCAATAATCTTTCTTTGTGCAGATACATAACTAGATGATACTCCCAATGTATTCACAGCTTTAACTCTTACATCATAAGTAGATTGGTCAATTACATTTAAGACTCTGTGATTTAATCCTGAACCTTGTGCATAAATAATAAAATCTGAATCTGTACTTAATTTGTATTCTACTTGGTAAAAATCTATAAATGAATCAGGAGAAGCACCAATAGCAACATCTAAAGCTACAATTACAGTTCCATCGTTATATTCAATTAGTTGGTCAGATAAAGTAACACTAGCTGGTGGTTGGATAGTAAATGGATTAGGTAAATTAGTTGATGGAATTGCAGTTGCTTGTGTCTTGGTTGCCCAAGTATAATGTGCATCTTGATGTTCTACTAAATCTAAACCTAATGTATAATCAGGGTTAAATTTAATTGCTAATACTCTAAATGGTTTAGCAGAAAAACCAATACTAGAATGTGTAATATTTACAATATCTCCAATCGCTAAATCATATGCACTAAAAGAAACATTTATTGAAAGTCTTAATGAATCTCTTGTTCTTCTTAAAATAACTTCAGCCATTTCTTCTGCCTGATATGTGCTTGTTATAACTTTGCCAAATTCAAATCTACCCTCTAATAAAAAACCACCATCATCTGTTTTCATTGTTGCATGACGATCTGCACTTGGTAATCCTGAATCATCTATTGGTGGAAATTGTACTTCATCAACTTGAAAATTCCTATCTGGGTTTACATAAGATACAATTACTCTATTATATTTTTCATTTTTAGTTGGTGTTTGTAAATTATATCCACCAATAATATCATCTTCAGTTATTGTAATTGATGCAGTTCCTGTTGTTTCTATAATTAAATTATACTTTCCTTGTGTGTATGGTAAATAACCTCTACACCCTTTTAACAATTCTCTAACATTTTCTAATAATTTTTTTGATGTATCTATAACTGCATTTGTATCAAAAATATTTATATCACTTCCACCTGAATATGGTGTTACTTGTGTTTCACAAACTTGTGAAGCATCATAAAAAGATTGTAAGTCTATTTCTGAAGTAGCAATACCTTTGCCATATCTTTCGTTTCTTAAATAATCTAATAAACAAAAAGCTGGATTAGTAGAAAATGATGCAGTTTGTTCTGATAAATTAGATGCTAATGTAACAACTTTTTTACCTTTTATTTTAGCTTGTACTTTTGGTATCCCAGAAAATACATCTTGATTCCATTTAAACCTTAAAGCTAAATATGCTATGCCTGATAGTTTATGATTACTTCCCCAATTAGATAATGTTGATAATATAGATGATGCTGATTGACCATCTGTTCCAAAATGAGGTTCTATTTTAATTAAACTTTCACTATCTTTATAAAAATTACTATCTCCACTTCCTACTTCTACTTCTGTTCCATCAGATAAAGCACTTGCCCAAGTAACTACTTGTTCATCAACTCTTACTTCTTCTATTGAATTTATCTCTCCCTCTGCCAGAACAAGTGCCATATATAAATAAGTGTTATCTGTTCCTGAAGTTTCTACAAAAACTCTTGTACCCCCAACTAATCTTTCGCCATATATTACAGGAATATTTGCATCATTACTTTGTTTGTTTAAAAGAACTCCTGTTTCAAAATCATCAGCTTCATTAACACCAAAGTCAGGTAGATCAGGAACTTTTGGTCTAAATAACCATGCAATAGCAATAGTTGCAATTAATTTTACAATAGGATTAACATTACTAAAAAAACTTAAAGCTGAACTTACAAAATCACTTATGCTAAAAAAAGATTTAATTTTTGTTTTTTTTATAGGTAATCCAGCACCACCATATTGTTTTAAAAGTTTTTCTTCTCTCTTGTTTATATAAGCAAGAAACTCTCCTTTAGGTGCGTGTTT